GGCATCTCACGAACCTCCCCGTAGGAGATCGGAATGCGTCGCATCAGGAAGTAGAAGTCCTCGAGAATCCGCTCTCGATCACTCGGCGTCAGGCCAAAGAAAGGAGGGACCGATGGGCATGTCGACCCTGCTCGCCTCCCCGCACGATGTGCAAGTCATGTCGCACGTCATGTCGATTCCTGGCTCAATCTTCTTGATCCTGTTGCGCAGGGTGCGCGCGTCACGAGCGGGCATGTTCTTGACGAACATGCCGATCTTCGTGCGATCGGTCACGTCTCCCACAGACACAATGGACTTCTCGAGGAACGCGGTGACGCCAGACTCAGGGGCGTCCGGAAGGACTGCGCGCATCTTGGCGTTCTGCGCGTTGATGTCCTCCTGGTCCCTCCCCGTCAGGATCTTGAAGGTGACGCGCTTCTTGGTCACCGGGAGGTCGATCGCGAAGGCGTTCTCGCCCGGCACCGCGGGCTCCTCCTCGAGGCGCTTGATGCTGAGGGACCCGAGGTCGAATGTGTAGGGACCGCGCTGGCCGCACTTCTCGCAGGTCGCCTCGACGCGATACTCGCTGCCGTAGCCAGTGATCCTGATGGAGATCATCAGGGCGTTCCTGTCGCCCGCGATCAGCTCAGAGGGATCTCCGCCCTTGTCGACCATGCAGGACCTGATCAGCTCGTTGATGATCGTCCCCTTCTTCATGAGGGCACGGGACGTGAGGATGTCCTCCTCACGAGCCGTCATGGCTCTAATCTCGATCGTCTCCCTTCCGTGGAAGAAGCTGCCCTTCGGGTAGACCGCTCCTCGCGATGGGAGAGGAACTGACTCGACAGGAACCTCCCATCCAAAGTCGTCCCGCATGACATCCCTGCGGGGCATTGCTGGGTGGACTGCTTGCTGTGTGAAGATCTCGTTGTTGTCGCGGCTCATGTGCGCAATTGTACAGCGCGTCTGTCTACAGGTCCTCGCCGGACGTCCTGGTTCTCACAACATCAAAAAGTGTGGTGACGGCGTCCTGCAGCTCCTGGAGGTGCTGGTAGACGACGGGCGAATTGATGGCTGACGCGGTGACTGCGCTGTCAAGCTGCTCGACTGCGTCCATGACAGCCTCCTCCATCTGGTCAATCTCCTCGGGAGACAGGGTCGGCTCCGCCGAGGGAGAAGGCTCGGGCTCCTCGGATCTGCCGGTTGACCCATACGCGCCCGTGAGGATACTGTGCACAGCCATGGGATCGTCATCTTCGTCTCCTGCCAACAGGGCAGAGAAGTCGAGCTCAGGTTCGGCAGCCTCACGCATTCGAGATGGACCGCTGCGCACATTGCGTGCAATTTCATCGGCAAGCGACCTGACGATCTGGACGTAGTCATCGACCTCACGTCTCGCAGCATCGCTCAGGTCGATGCTCCTCAGGACATCAAGAGACGCCTTGACAGCGTTCGCAGCGTCGCGAACGCTTCGGGCCGAGGCGCCCGCATCGCTTGCGCGCGATGAGGAGCGCTCAATGTAGGGAGTCTCTTCGCTCTCGAGTGAGCGACTCCGCGGCGTCACAATTGCGCTGACAAGCGACATTGGGAAGAAGTCCTCTTCATACTGGGCCGATCCTGCGTACATGGCAGAGAGGGGCCAGGTGCTCAGCATGAGCATCTTCTCAATCTTGCTGAGGATCTGCTGCTCCTCGTCCGGACTTCTTCCCTGCCTCCTCATGACCCTGCGTGCGGCCGCAGCAGCCATGGTCTGGGGCCTGCCGCTCTCAAGCTCATCCCTGTAAGCGCCGAGGACCTCCATGTCGTCCTCGTTGTTGAAGTCTGGGTCGTCGTGCGCAAAACCCACCTGGAAGGCGCGTGCCAGGGAGGAGATCGTCGGATACTTCCTTCTGAGGAGCTCAAGATCGTTCTGGTCGGGCTCTGTGCCGAGAACATCGGCGGGAAGAGCGACGGCAGTGCCCCTCTCAGCTGGGAGAGGCAGCCCCTCGTCGTAGAGCCTGCGCAGATCCGCGCTCAGGAGGATCTTCGCAGCGTCCTGAACCTTGCTGCGCATCACTGCGGCTGAGGCTGTCGGGTTGACGTTAGGGTTCAGGCCCATCATCAGGTTGTTGTATGCCTGATCTATCTGCTGACGAGACGCCGTCCTGCTGACTCCGAGCACCTCGTAGTAGTCCTCAGAAGCGCTTCCCACAAGCCTTCTGCCCACCACAGTCGTGTATCTGTCAAGGGAGGATGGGATCGTCCTCCCAGTCTTCTCCTCCAGCTCCAGAAGCAGCTGGCGCGCGTGGACGGCGAGAGCAAGCTTCCTGGGCGTGACGCTTGGCCTGGACTGTGCCTCGCTCAGGATCCTGCGAACAATGCTGCTGAGTGAGATCATGCCTTTCCTCTGACGATTAACTATCGCTAAAAAGGCTTGGGGCGCCGAAGCGCCCCAAGCGGTCCTAGGTGCGGATCGAGGATCAGTACTGGAGGACGCAGTTGTCGAAGCGAACCGTGAGCTGAATGTCCATGGTCGCGCTGTCGTCCGAGTAGTCGAGGTTCCCGTAGCGGGCGTCCGTGAGGAACGCGCCCTTGATGTCCCAGAGCTCGACGACGGTGCCGACCGGATCGAGAAGCTTCAGCTGGATGTCACGCTTGTAGAAGTCAGCGTAGCCCGCGCGGCCTGAGACTGACTCATAGTGCGTGCGGATCCACTCCATAACCTGCTGCGCGCCCGAGGGGGCGATTGGATCGTGCAGGGTCATGCTGATCGTGGAGAACTCGAGGCGGCCAGCGATGTAGCGCTTCGCGTTGATGAAGGGAATCATCTCCTCACGGATTGTGAAGGTCGGACGGTCGGTCGACTTCACAAGAAACGCGTCAATGCCCTCGCACATGAGGACCCATCGAAACCGGCGCTTCGGCTCGAACTTGTTGGGAAGCATTTCCGTGACGGAAAGTGTCTCAGCCATGTGATGAATCCTCTCTTCTAACTATGCGTTAAATCTCAGCGCCAGCGTTTGTCACCACGAAGTCGAGGGCGACGAACTCTGCAGTGCGCGTGGGCTGGACGTAGATCTTGCCGCGAATCGTGTTGTTCTCAACGTCTGCCTGGGTGGTCGTGCTCGTGTCGATCTGGACGCGGTACCTGACGACGCCCGCGCCCTCCTGCACCCTCTGCAGGATCGGGTTGACCCGCGCGCGGAAGTTCGCGAGGGTGGACTCCCTGTTCGGCTCGAACAGGATCGTGTTGGCCACAGCCCTGACCTGACGCCTGATCTCGATGAGGAGCCTACGAACGTTGACGCGATCGAGCGAGGACTCTGTCGCGAGAAGCGTCTTCTGGCCCCACACGACCACGCCGTCGGTCGTGGAGATGATCGGGTTGATCTTCGCGTCGTACAGGGTGTCGAGGTTCTGCTGGCTGAGCAGGACCGTGGGCTCAGTGACCGAGGTGAGGACGCCGCGGGTCTGGCCTGCGGGGGCGAACCAGCTGCGCGCGAGCCTGTCGTTCTGGCTGTAGGCTCCGAGGACCGCGACCGAGGGCGGCACCCTCTGCGTGCGCCCCGAGGAGTCGACGGTCATGACGACGTCAGGGAAGTACGCTGCAGCGAAGGAGCTGTCGAGCGCGCGGCTCCTAAAGTTGGTCGTCGTGTTGGAGACGCTGAGCCTGGGCGACACGTCCGAGGAGGTCACGTAGATGTTCTGCGTGTCCTTCTCCTCGATGTCCATGATGTACAGGGCATCGAAGCGGTTCTCCACGGCGGTGATCGCGTAGTCGCTGATGGACGTGTGCCTCATTCCGGGAACCGTGAGAAGCTGGATGTCCACGTCCGACTTGTTCGTCAGCGTGTCGATCGCCTTCCTGACAGACGCCACCGTGGGACCTGCGGTTCCGCCCTGCACCGTCGCGTCGTCGATCTCGCGCTTGGCAGCGGCGTTGGAGAGGCGGGACTTCTCGCCGTCGAAGATGTTGACGCCGTCGAAGCCGCCCTGGAGGAAGAAGCTGAACTTCGCGTACGCCCTGTTGCCCGCGACGGTGAGGTCATCCACGTTCATCGCGCGGGTCTTTGTCGCGTCGTCGATTGGGATGCCGCCCTGCCTGTAGTAGGAGGCGCTCACCCACGCGTTGACCGAGGTGTCGGCCTTGCCATCAGATCCTGTGACAACCCTCACCCTCTCGAGAGAGAAGAAGTTGTTGTTGAACCTGTCGGAGTCAAGAACCGTCCCGCTTGAGTCGGCCACGCCCGCGTTGTTCCCGACCCACGGCGCTCTGAAGTTCGTGTGGTAGTCGGCGAAGTACCTCGTGTGGCTGTTGATGGTGGGCGAGGGGCTTGTTGAGATGTTTGGCTGGTCGAGCGAGACTCGCCTGTTGAACTGCACACCCCATGAGAGCGCCGAGGAGACTGTGCGTGTGCTTGCGCCGATCGTGATGTTCTCGCGGAACGGCACAGGCGGCACGACCGCCGCGCCGAGGAAGGTGGGCTGGTCCTTGGCGGCAACGAAGCCGACGCCAGTTCCCGCCGAGAATATCCCGGATCCGCTCGTCACGAGGTGGTGATGGCCGCGGAAGCCGAACGGGAGGGCGTAGGCCGGAATCTCCTCGTTGCGAAGCGCGTCCGACACCTCGACTCGAATGTAGTTCGAGCTGTTCTCGTAGTCGCCGGTCGAGACGATCTTCTGCGCCCTAGTAGCGCGATCGAAGTCGAAGTAGGTGTACCTGTCGCCAATCCTGCGAGCGATGTAGTTCTGGGAGTTGGGATCGAGAGTGAGCCCGCGGAACGCCTCGAGGACGGCACGGTTCTCGTCAGAGTCCACCACGGCCGACCCGCCGCCCGTCGGGAAGATCGGATCGAGAGCGCGGACGACGAGGTCGAACGTGCCGTACTGCGTGTTCGACAGGGGCTTCGTGATGTTCTCAATCGTGATCTTTGTGCGCGTGGTGGCGGCCGCGCCGTCATTCAGCGCATGGATCCTGAAGAGGTTCCGCGCGCTTCCTCCCACAGTCTGCGAGACCACGAAGGGTGAGAAGGCGGCCTTGTACCGCTCCTCAAATCCCTCGAAGTTGGGAACGCTGATTGTGCCGCTGTTGTGAGTGGCTGATCCCGAGAGGATGAATCCGACCTCAAAGCGCCGCTCAGCCTCTGTGTAGCCGTTGTTGTCGTTGACGGTCTCGAAGAAGCCCGCCGTGTGGACGTTGGCGCCCGTCACCGCCGCGAGCGTCGGGTGGACGTCGTAGTGCGTGTAGAGGTAGTGGCCCGCCTGCTCGATCTTGAGGGGATCGGTGTTGAAGGCGCGAGAGATGTACTGTGGGCTGTCCTCGTCGAACGACGCGGTGATCCAGGCCCTGTACTGCGCGGTGTCCCTGTGACCGTTCAGGATGAGGACGAAGCTCTGACCCTGGCCGACGGATCCCGTGACGAGGCCGCGAATGTTCGAGTCGACGTTTGTGGGGCCGGTCGAGGGCGTGTTGGTGCCGTAGTGCGCGGAGGACAGGGCGGGGACGACGCCCGAGGCCACCATGAGGACGCCCCTGATGATGGGCACCGCCTGGGGATCTGTCTGGATGCCCGCGCGTGAGAAGACGGTGCTTCCCGCGGACTCAGACATGAAGCAGCCAAGGAAGTAGGTCCGGCCAAGCGGCCCACCGGAGTAGGCGTACGGATTCTCATTGACGAGTCCGCTCGCCTGCACCTGCCTCGCGCCTGCGACGAAGCCCGCGCTGGTCACCTTGCCAGAGTTGACCCCGGAAGAGGTCCTGCGAGTGCCGTCTCCAGCCCCCAGAACCCTAACGTATGTCAGCGCGGTCGCGTTGCGGAGCCACTCTCTGGCCGCAAGCATACCGAACCTGGTGGAGTCAACCTCGCCAAACACCGTGGTGAATTCAGCGAAGGATCCCACGGTGACCGGCACAAATGCGGGACCGCTCACGGCGGTGCCGATCACGCCAGCGGGAACTCCCACAACAGGGGAGCGTGTAGCGCCGCTGAGATCAATCTCTCTGCTGCTAACACCAGCGCTCTTGAAGGTGATCTCTGACATGTGGCGTCGCTCCTAGTGCTCTGCCTTGTATCTATTGATCATCAGAAGCTCACCCCCGCGTTGGTCACCACGAAGTCGATCGCGATGAACTCAACGGTGCGTGTGGGCACGATGACAATTCTGCCGTTCAGGCGATTGCTCTCGACGTCCGCCTCAGTGTTGTTGCGGGAGTCCATGATCACATCGAACGAGTCGATGCCCTGCTGAGACTGGATGATCGCCAGCTGGGGCTTGACAGCGTCCACGAACCTCGCGCGGGTGGCGGGAGTGTTCTGCTCGAAGACGATGCCGCGGGCGATGCCCTCGACGATGCGCTTCACCTCGAGGAGGAGGCGACGCACATTGAGCCTGTCGAGAGAGCTCTTTGTCACCTGGAGCGTCTTCTGGCCGAAGATGACGAACCCAACATCTGGAAGGCGCGCGATCGGGTTGATGCGCGCGACGTAGAGGTTGTCCCTGTCAGCGGAGTTGAGGCGGACCTGCGTGTTGTTGACGAAGGACAGGGC